TAATATATTCACCAGATGTTTTTGTTTTGTGACTATACTGATCTTTCGCATCCCACATATCTGTTAAAAACATTTGCAAGTATCTTTCGTTCCTGCCCATGAATGTACCAAACTCTGAAGTTACTAGAGTCAAAGATGAATCATAAAATTCTGGATTCTCTTCTGTACATAAACGTAAATCCATACGAGTAATCTTAGTCATATCAACCGCAAGTTTCTCTGGAGTAATTCTATCTTGTATAGAATACAAAGGATGATTGCGTAATCCATATGCATCTAAACCAGAATTAAAATTATGATCTTCTTCTGTTGCACCTACAGGTGATGTAAGTCTACTGAATACTTTTGAGAAAGGTACTATTAAACTTACTGATTTGTTACGACCAGGTGATGCAATTAGGATAACAAATAGGTTAGACCCAATGTTATAGTTAGGCATAGGAAACCAAACTTTTCTTCCCAATGCACCTGCGATTGATGAGATAGCTGTCCATTGTGCAAATGGTTTAGGAATGGGGCTATATTTAACTGCATCTACACAAGCCTTTATGTAATCTGGGTAGTTCCGTGCCATGTTTTCATATCCTTCCATGTGTCACCAATCTCAACTGAAGACGGTATAATCATTTTACGTCCATCGACCATCAATGGATTGTGCATTCTTTCTAATACTTTTGGCATTAGTTCATCTATTTTATCTATAGGACATTGACCGAGTATTGCATCATGTACTTGACCCAACACTTCAACACCTTCACTAGCCAACTCATTCCATACTCTGTACAAACCTAGATTGAGTAAGTCACCTATTGTTGATTGTGGTACATAAGCAATGGCTTGTCGTAAGGTAGAATTGTCTGATAGTCTATCCCAAAACTGTCTGCGTCTGCCTAATGGAGTTGTCAAGCAACCCTTTTCATTTAGTTCTAAGCGAATAGCACGGTGCCAATCTCTGATTCCAGGAAACGCCCCTTTAACTTTTAACATATTGCCAGATAGTTTTTCTCCTTGGTCAATCAATTCTCTGAAGCCCCCCTTGATGTCTTGTTTATGCCAACGTTCTACTGATTCTAATGATACCATACCACCAAAATAAAGCAACTGAAATCTTGTAGCTTGTGATACTTTTATTTTAATCTGACGTGCAAGCGAGTGTGCCGTAACACCATAGTTAGTACCATGTCCTGCTCGTTTACAAATATCTCTGTAACTGTGATGCAAATAGTAAGGTTTGTCCGCTAGTGCTCTATCTTGTTTAGGATCTCCAGACCAACCCATGTTGGGCCAGACCATTTTAACAACTTCTGTATGCAAGTCTGTACTCTCACAAACATCTATATAATTTTGATCGCCTGCTAAATATGCAACCGCTCTAGATTCTGCTTGTTCTAAATCCGCATAGAACATTTTTTGTCCTGTGTCAGGTATGAATACAGCGCGTAAATCTTTCGTCACATTTTGTAAGTTAGTACCTGTACGCCAAGGACTTTCTGAAGAAGACCAACGACCTGTCTCTGTGCCTGCTACATTGTACGAGCAACGAATACGCCCGTCTTTGTCTCTTGTAGATGCCAATACAGATAAGTGTTTGTCGATATCACGCAGTGCTAGTATGGTGTAACAGAATGGTTTGGCTCTTGGATATGTTTCTGATAATTGTTCCAACGCCGCTCTATCTGTAGATATCTTTTGCTTGCCCCCCTTGTAGGAAACAACAGGTGGTAAGTTTAGTTCTTCGTATAAAAGTTTTTTAAGTTGAACAGGGCTGTTGTGATTTAAATCTTTACCCCATACAGCATTGGCAAACAAATGTAACATACGTTCTAGTTTTAATCTATTCTTCTTAAGAGGTTCCTTTATACTACGTACTTTCTCCTCATCTACTTTGAGTCCTTTTAACATCATACTCATCGCAGGCTTTAAGCTGTTTAATTCAAATTGATATGTGCCCCTTACTTCTTCATCCAACTCTTCGTAAATCTTTGTCCATATCTCATGAGTAAGTGTGCAATCTAAAGCACAGTACACCCAATTCATTTGATTCTTAGATAACTCGTGTTTGCCTATTTCTGTATTTTTAATTATTCGCATATCTCTCCTGCAATAGCCGAGTACCCTACCATATCAATATATGTATCGGCACTAGGAGTTCCTTGTTGTAGTCGTGCAACTTTTAGTAGTAGCATACAGATAGCTACATCGTGGGCAGAAACTTCTGTCTTAAGATAAGCAGTCCAAAGTTTAGCTATGTTTTCATGATTGGCTTTTTTGTTTCCGTATTCTTTTTCTCTGTCGCCACTCAATAGCTCTTTTGCTTTCTTCAAATTTTCGTTTATAGTTACTGCCATATACCTTCTCCATTAGTTTGTTAATCTCTGTCCTTGTTCTAGCCGCATCTAAATCAGCCAAGTCACACACCGATTCAAAGTCTTCTATATCTTTATCAAACCACTGCCACGAATATATGTGGGCTTTCCTATCTTCTTTACCATTACCTTCATACAATAAATCTTGCAACAGTTGGTCAAGGACGGCTCGCCACAATCTTACATAAGATTCGGATTGCTGATCCCATACTTTATCTATGGATTTAGCTGAGAAAAAATTGGGTCGTTTCACTACTCATCGGCTTTTGTGCTGTCAGAAAACTTGGCTAAAGTTTTCCATGCACCCTCGTTAGTGTATGTGGAGCCCAGGAATCCAAGACCTTTTTCTAGTTCTGGTTGCAATGAGTGTTGTGCATGCATAGTGTCGTGGATCGTTCCTCTGACTTCTATGTCTTGCATATACTTCAACCATGACACATCATATGTCTGGTTCTGTGCAACTTTAACTATGGTCTCGTCTTCTAATAATCTCTTAACCCATGCCCAAGCTTTTTTCCTATCGGGTTCAGCCCAATAGTTATATGTAAATGGTACAACGATTGCGTGGTTTAAGGAGGGGGCAAACCCAATACAAGTTATCTGCCCGCCTGCTGTTTCAATGTCGAATGATAAAGGCTTGGTGTCACCCAAATCTTTGATGTATTTACTTTCAAATGTATATAAGTCTTCTATGCTTGGTTCTATCCAAAGTTCTCGTTCTTCGTAATTTATCTTTGATGTTCTTGATTCTCGTTTTGCTTTTTTATAATCTGAATAAAGATGATATCTAAATCCATAATTTTTAAAGACGGCTGACGGACTATAAGAAGGTATAATTTTGTAATTTCTGTTAAGAGAATCCGTAGAAGATTCAATCACAGCACCCCGATACACACCAATCTTATCAAAGCCCGTCAGTGCCCACAATGAAATACTACCCATTGCAATAATTACGTTAGGCTGTGCTTCATTGATTTCATTATACAAACGTTCTAAGTCTTGACCCATCTCCTGTTTGAGGTATCCATAGGTGGTAATCGGATAAGGCGTTCTCCACTCAGAGTCTTTGCATAAAGCTTTGTACTCACTTCTTTTGTGAAAGAAGTTTTGTAAGTTGTCCTGTGCAGGCTTTAGTTGGAATGCGTGGGTGAGCATGCATTTGTTAATGTCAATACCGACTTGTGTACAGATTCTGCTTATAATAAAATCACCTGCAAGTATTTTATTCAAACGTACTTCGTCGTTGGAAGGATGATCCATAACAATGCAGATCTGTGGTTTATCTACAAGTTGTGACGCAACTCTTCTGTGCACTGCATACTCACCCATATGATTATGCCGCTTTCAATATACGACTGACCGAAGCCTGTAGTATATCTTTATTTCTGCCAACCATTTCGTGTTTCACAACACCGCTAAATGTTTGACCAATGCTTTGCTCTAATGCTTCACCAAAGCCTACCTTGTCCATGCCCATAGCACTAAACAAGAAAGATTTCAATGAGATAACAGGGTTACCCTGTTTCAGAGCATTTTTAGTAGCCCAGAACTCCAATCTGGTTGGTTCACAGTTTTCCAAATCACCATCTGTGATGTCTGATTCCAGAACTGCTTGAGCCTTTACGTTGATACGCACAATCTCATTTTGCTTCTCACCAACTTTATCCGAACGATAACTAGTGATAACGAAGTCGTAACTACCTTCTGGTAGCACCTGCGTTTCTGGTATATCGTCTGGATGCATGGTTAAAAAGTTTTGAATATCTGCCATTATTTACCTCCTGTTTTGATGTTAATGACATTGTCTTTCGACAATTTTTTACGAGCACTTGTTTGAATAGCTTCAAATAACTTAGCTAAATCTAAAGGAACGTTTGCCTCAAGTAAACTTGGAGCCGTTACTTTTAAATCCATTCTATGATCTGAAACAGTTCGTAAGGTACGCTCAGTTCCCTTACTGGATGTTCTAGTATCTATTCTGCACACGCAGTTAAAATACCTACCCAGTTTAGTAGATAGTTTAGACCCGACACTAGTTGGGTATGCCTTGGAAACTCCCGTGTCTCCTTCCATGTATTGCATGTGTGTGGTCACTACCACATTACACGGAACTTCTGAACCTGTTATATATTGAACAATGTTTTGCACATCACGAGCGGCGGTTCCCCACTCTGGTTGAGTAGCTTGGTCGGTAGGCTTCTTGTTATTAAACGATAGTGCCCCCCTTAAAGCCGCTTCACCCATCAATGTTAAGCTGTCAATAACTAGAACGTCTTTACTTGTCCATTTATTAACAGGCCCAAAGTCTTCGTCACCATCTTTCCAATTACCAATTAAGTTTGCACTTTTACGAAATGCATCTGCTTTGCCTATTGGATCTTTTAGTGTTACGAAACTTACTCTATCCACCGCTGAGTCTATTAAGAACTCTGGTAAGATAGCTAACCCATCATCAAAGTCTAGTATGCGTAGGTTGTAACCTGCATTAGCTAGTGTTGCTAGCGTTGCAGTTTTACCCGAGCCACTATCTCCAACGAGAAGTAATTTAGTTACATCAGTTGATGTATGATTTCTAATACTTGCCATATTTATCTCCTGTATTGTAATAATAGCATATTGACAAAAATTGTCAACAATTATTTTTTATTTTGTTTTTTAAATAAATCTTCTGCATGAATTAACTCACCCTTTTGATGTAGACTTTCATGCACTTGCCTATCAAAGTCTTCGTTAAGTAATGTAGTCCTATGTTCTGGTGATTCGCCACACACTTCTCTAAACTTACAGCCACCATAGTTACCACATGCGGTAAAGTTTGCAGGGTAGTAACCCGCATCCCAAAAAGAATCCGCTACAGATAATGAGTACTGTGCATCCATGTACCATTCATTAATAGAAGTTTTAGATACATTAAATACTGTACGATTAAATCTACAGAAGTTAGCACCTGTTTGCACTCCTTCAATAATAAAACCTTTAACAGGTAACCCCATGATTTCACGAGCCGCCCACAAGTATGCATACACCTGGTTGTTTGGTCTGTACATTTTAAAATATTGCTCACTCAACGCCGCTTTAGTTGTCTTTGTATCACACAAGTATAACTCCCCTGCAAATAAAACTATCTTATCTATACGACCAGAGAACCTGTGATTACCAAAGGGTACTTCAAATCTTGTTTCGAGACAGGGGGCACCATCGGGCATGGAAGCTATTGTAATGGTATCATCCCAATATTCTTCTGCTCTCCATACTATTGCTCTGAGTGCCGCCTCAAGTCCCCTTGCTTTGTCTTCTGCACTTTGTAAATCTTCTCCATATGTTTCTAGCACATACTTAATGGCTTTATTTATGGATTCTTCTTTGCTCTCTTTGTTAAACTTTCCTGTGTCCAGTATTTCAAAACCGTCATGTACTGCTGACCCAAATCCTGTTACTGTGCCGTATGATTTCATCTTGTAACCATTTAGGTTTGTAAGATTATACAGACGAGGGCAAGCTAGGAAAGATGATAGGCTTGAAGTATCCCATACATTTTGTCTAGGTTTACCGTCTTCGTATACATACTTTGGTAACTTAACTGAGTCTAATAAATCCATTATACATCCTTAATCAGTACATCAAGTATACTGCCTTGTGTTACGGGCTCGGGTGTCTTTACCTTTGCTGTCTTGCTAGTAATTCTCTTACCTGCTTTTTCTGCTGACCTAATATTCTCACGAGTTTTTTGTAGATACGATATTATCGTTTGTATCTCGCTCTCATTTTGTGCAAGTTCATTAGGGTCTTTCTCTAATAGTTCTGTTGGTATGACCAACTCATCATCTTTTTTTGGCATAGATAGCCTCCTTTAATTCATCCCACAGATGGAGAAAAGCATCCAATGAATCTTCTTTTAGATTGTCTACATTGTATTGTTCTTTTATCTTATCCATGATGTTTATAATTATTTGCTTATCCATTAAATGTATTTCTTTTGGCTCTTTCATGTGCCCCCTTAAAATGCTATGTGTAAATCTCTTAACACATCTTCTGTTTCTTTGGTTACCTCTTGTAACTTATATATCTTAAATGTTCTATCCTCATTATCATCAACAGGTTCAAACATTTCTTTTAACATCTCATCATTAGACATCCCTCTTGGAAAGAGGGCATAGTCAAAGTATTCATAGCCGTTGTCTTGTATGGTAAAGGTTGCTAATACATTTTTCATTTTATTTTTCTTCTTTCCATTTTTTCATAATGCGTTCGCCTGTTGAATCATCAATATAATACACAGTATTATTTATAGTAATATAAACACACTCGTCACTTCTAACATCTATAATCATTCTGGGTCTGTACCTCCATAACTTCCCTGTACATCTACATCAAATGTTTCAAAGCCTTGTTCTTGACCTTCGAGAGGTTCTACAGAACGAATGGCTACATCTGGTATTGTGACTAACCCCATTGTTAGTTTATCAGATACAAACTTTCTGGAAGTTTTATCAAATTTTATTTTGCCGTTGGCAACTTTTTCCGCCGCTTGGTCTTTATCTTTAGCTTCAACAATCCAATGCTGTGTAAACATATGGCTAGTCGTTACATCATATTTCATTTGCTCTCCTTTTCTTTTTCTTCTAAGGCAATGGCTATTCTTTCTAGCTTTTTATTTGTATCAAGAAGTATATTTAAAAGTCTTACTTGATTGTCCGATGTAAGTCTATCGTAGTCAGTTATATCTATTGTCATGAGTTCTCCTTTTCTTTATATATTATCATATGTAAATAAATTGTCAAGCTAAAAGTTTAACAAGATACCTACTGCGAATATGAACATGGCTATTGAGTTAACTGTTAGCAGTGCTCGGTCGTGCCACATCCATCCTACAATAAACCAACCTGTGACTCCGCCCAAGTGAAAGAATAAATTAAATGGTGTAAATTCTATAGCTGTCATAACCATGCCTACTATCATAATAATACTTGCTGTCCATTTTACATACCAAGAGGCTCCACTATTCGGAGTTATCTTTCTAAAAGTTTGGTTCATATTCTATTCCTTCATCGTTAAGTCTTTTGTACATTAAGTAGATAGTCCTAGCCTCATGATAGGCTCTCCACCTGTCTTCAAATTCTGCGTCGTACATTTTGTCTGCCCAATACTTTAACTGTGTTGGCACATGGTCAATGGATGGTCTTGCTGATGTTGACATTGTATTCCCAATTCTCTATTGCATCTAGTTCATCTTCACCTCGTTCCCTCATGGCACGAGTGTCTTGGTCTATGAGTGTACCATAGCCACCTAAGTTACTCATAATTGTTTCAAAGATAGCCATAGTATTTTCTGTACCCATGCTAAGCATAGACATACGAAGTCCTACTTCCATGAGTGCTGAGTGTATCATGTTTATAGGATACTTCTTGGATAATTCTGCTATTGGTTTTTTCAAATCAGAACAGCAATCTGCAAAAAGTTTTACATCATCCTCTAGTTGTTTATCTTTCTTCTTCATAGTATGTCTCCTTCATCTGTTAGTAATACTAATTGGTCTTTCTCTAAGGAAGAAGTAATAATTAATTCTTTATCTCCTTCATCGGTAAAGGTAAGGTGGTCATATTTATTCTCATCTACCTCTGCTACATCTTTCATCTGCACCTTAAAGGCTTTGATGTATTGATGAAACCTCATCTTCAATGAGAAAGGCTTATCAGTTTTTACACAAATAAATGGCTCGTCTGTCTCTGAGTTATCTAGATGATCGACGGCTTTTTCCAAAGCGACTGACAAATCTGTCGACTGCAATAGGTTGTGTGTCTTCGGATTGAAAGGCATAGTCCTCCTGTATATCTTCGTAATCGTTTATATCTTGTTCCAAATCATCATTGTGTTTTGCAACATTCTTGTCTAAATGAATACTGTATCCATCTAAAACAAAATCTCCGTCTTCAAGTATATCTTCTTCTTTTTCTATTTTTTTCTTGTATGGGTCTCTTGCCATATAAATACTCCTATCATAACTGTAAAAATTAGTATCCCAAATACAAGCGGATTCCTGTAGTAAGGATCGGTAAACACTCCTATCATAAGTGCCGTTGGTATGCAAGTCAAACATATAATCATCATCAGACTTGTTACAAAATGCATCATGCCCACACCTTTACTTCCCCTGTTATGTCAGACATCTTGGTAGAATTGATAGGCGATAAGGTCATGTACTTGTCGGTGTTAGGATAGATAAATGTGATTGCTTGTTCTACTCTTTTCTCATTAGAATCTATCGGTCTCACATCTACTATGTATGGTATGTAACCCGCACCACCCTCGATAGAGTTTACCCTATCCATGACAGAGGGCATTACTGAATATAGTTCTCCCAATATTCTGTATCCTTCTCCTTCTTCTGTTAGTGTCATTATAGGAAATGCGTCGGCATATCCCTGTAAGTCGTAGTTGTTTAATAGTGTTATGGCAGGGTATATCAAAGTTGAGCCGCCGCCTAGCACACTATTCAATCTGTGCCCCCTCTTGAGTGTGCCATATACAAATAGGCTAGTTGTTTGTGTCGTCATTTTTCTCCCTTACCTTCGTAATTTTTTGTACGCAGTTAGTAGGTATAACTGTACCCCCACCACCACATTGACTATCTTCATCGAATGATGATATAAGTATAGTCACCTCTGAATTTTGTGTTAGCAGCCAACCGACACAGGTGACAGGTCTTAGCTTTTGTTTTCGTAGTTCATCTAGTTCTTGCCAAGTGTTATCATCCGACATTGCGTCGAGCCATTCTACTTGTACGAGATTCAAATCTTTCTTGGATACTTTCTGTCCTATCTCATTCATGTTCATTCCTTTCTGATGGTAGTAATGATGTATCTAACTCCATGTCTCTAAACATATCTTCTATACTTACCCTAGCTCGTTCTTGTGCGGCTGTTTGGGCATCCATAAATACCTTTGGGGCAGATCTGTGTCTGGGTTTGTTTGCATTGATTAGTTTTTGTTTTTGTATCTCAAACATCTTGAGTGCATACTCTGGGTTGTATTCAATGACAACTCTGCGACCAAGTTTCCTGACCTTGATGTTGTATTTAGGTATGTCGGTAGTGTGCTGTCTGTCTACCCAAGAGCCATAATTCCTAGCATCTTCAGATGATAAACCTCTAGTTCTTCTTCGGTAGTAGTAAGATTGTTTTTCCCTATGTGCTTTTCTGATTAGTTTGTATACATCGGTAGCTGTACTTTCATTGGTGCAGTATTCTTCTACAAAGTTATCCTCATCATCATACACCCCTTCATAGTATGGGTGTACATATCTGACCTGTATTGCGTTGGGTGGTAGGTGTTTATCTAGTCTCATCGTGTTGTCCCCCACCAAAGTACGAGAGTACCAAGAACAATTAAGATTATATAAGTTAATATAGTTTCCATATCATATCCCCCTCTTCTGATTAATTATCCACATACAGATTACCCATATGCAGTATGTAATATAAGTAGCCAACATTCCTGTAGCTAGTCCTAGTGCAAATATTGTAAATGTAATCATATCATAATCCTTTCTTTTGTCAATAAAATAATTAGGCATTATACCGATAGACTACCGATAGATACCGAGAGGTACGCTTTTGGTAGAATGGGTGGCGGAAGACTCCTATATATTACTATATACATACAATTTTTATTATATATATATTTTATATATAAGAGATAGTCATTACCCTACTTACCTCGATATCAGTACCTATCGGAATCTTTCGGTATACAATCGGTATTATACTGCATAACCATTATGTGCGTGTCGTAGTGATGACCAATTCAATGTGTATCTGTGATTGTTCTCTAATGGATAGTTGAACACAGATGATATTACTGATTGTCCTTTGACACGAGGTGTACCAAGAGACAAACCTCTCTTCTTTCTAGCAGATACTTCGTACTGTATAGTCTCAAACTGAATAGTCTTAGCTGTACGAGGTAGCTTGAAGTTGTTGAAGTATCTCTGTCTGGATAATTCTTTTGTTACAGCTTGACATCTTTGCCTAGTTGTTATCTCTCTCACAGTTCTAAGAGAATAGTCGCATAGCTTTGACCACAATGTCTGACCAGAATCATAAGTATTCTGTAATCTATTCATCATGTGTGGATAAGATTGCTGTATGGTACGATTGTGTCGTAGGTGTTTGAGTTCAAATGCAGACCACCTAACAGTATCTTGAGGTGTAGATAATCTGTGCCACTCTCCATTTGATATTGCTGTACCCTTGATAATAAAATGTGTATAGTTTTTCTTGGGTATATTCATATCTGTATTGGTGGTGTTGAAGATTATCTCTTTGTTAGATTTCATAACACCAAACTCAATGTCAGATAGTTGCATGAATCTAGGAAACATTTCTCCACTAGCATACATTTTCTGGGTGTTTGCCCAGACATCTTCGGTCACACCATTTATAGTTCGTGTGGTGCGACATAGTAGTTGGTAGCTTTTGTTGAATGGAATACCAAAGATGTATTCGTTATTGTAAGAGTAGTTAATGTTAGGTGTGAAGTCCATATTAGTTGCCCCCTGTAATGTTGGTGTGAATGTAACTTGCTACACCCACAGGATTTTCTTCGCATAGTTCGACAAGTTCTTCTCTGTCTCTAGTACACAGGTCATCCCATTGTAGATGTTTGCCATTGTACATCAAGCTATCATCTTCGACAGCTTTAGTATCTACTTGCCCCCCTTTGTCGGCTGTGTAGTCTATGACTTTGCCAGATGTCTGACCTGTGAATTTTTGTCGTGGTACTGTACGATAGCCACCACCATAGCTAGAGTATGCCCAATCTTCATCATCATATGCCCAAGTGTATTTGTCTTTGGCAACATCTTTCATGGTGTTAGTTTCGAAGTCGTAGTACTTGTCACGCACACCATAGCTAGAAGGTTGGATAGAATAGGTATTGGATAACCAACCTACATTGTCCATATCTTTGCCCTCAGATTCGTTGAAGATGACAAACTCTTTGGTTTTGCCATCAAGAAATAATAACTTGTCAGTACCAATAAGTTCCTCAATCATTTCTTGCCACTCTGCATTGTGTAGTAGTTTGGGATTGGCTGAGAGTTGTGGTCGTAATACCCATTTGACAAACTGATGTGTGTCAGATTTGTTGTTGTCAATCATGGGTGTAGGAAGTTGAGGTCCATTGTGCATTACCCACATATCCCTGTCATCACCTTTGGCTTTGGATAAGACTTCAAAAGGGTGCGACATAGCTCGGTTAGTATCTCCATTGGTGTTGAATCTGAAGTGGATACCCATACCAGAATCAACATTCTTGTATTTATCCCATAGCTTTTCAACATCTTTGAAAGTCTTGGGTACGATTTTGTGAGTGTGTAGTTTGCCATTGTTACAAAACATTACACCAAAACCATCTGGATTGTTTTCGTAAGCAGTTTCTAATAAACCACTATGTAGTTGACTTGGATTGTCAGTTTTAATAATTAAACACATATGTTACCCTTTCTAGTTAGTAGCTGTGCTAGTTAGTTCTTCTTGCTCACTAATTGAGCGTGAAGGCTTTCCATTGATGTGACCTTTACGAATTAACCAAGCTGATAAGTTTGGGTAAGTCGATTTGTTTTCTGGTCTAGACATGAAACGAAAGAAAGCTGTGTAGTGTAAACTTGTCAAAGCTATTGAAGTTGATTTGACAAAGTCAGATAATGCAAATGCAAATTCTAAGACACGAAAGAAACCATGCTTGGATACATTACTACGAAAGATACGAAGTTCGATTGTATTCCTGTGTGATGTATTGACAGCCTCATACTTGTCTGAAGAATTGAAAGCATCTGTAATTTTCTTGGGCGATTTCTTTGCCCATTGATGAGATGAGCGACCAGCAATCTGGTCAATGAAATCTTTGTTGGTTTCGTCATTGATAAATATAAGTATTTTACCAATCTCTGAAGGTGTTAAAGCATTTCTTGATAAGTGAATATGAAGTCCTGCTGTATCTGTAGACCAACCCTTCAGATTGTCTCGACATTGCTCGTCATCAAAGAACTTTGACCAATTCTTTTTGTGCATAGCATAAGTACTTGGTGCTGTCACAATCTCAAAGCCATTGTCAAGTGAGCCATCTGATTTACAGATAGCAAAGTCTGGTAGTACAGATGTATTGATATGGTGGGCAATATCATCTGGACAATCGTTTCTCCTCTCGACCTCTAATTCAACACCACAATACAAGAGTTTCTTACCCTTGTTTTGTTGCTGTTGCTCACTAGCTGTGAGTTGGAAGTCAAGGTGGTCAAGGACATTTGTTTCGTATCTGTGAACACCAGAATAACCCTCATCATCATAGTCAGAATCATACTCATCATAATCATCATTATGAATATATGTGTCACGATTCTCTGAATAATAATAATTAGAATCTGAACAATCAGAGCAAATCGTATAATCACCCTCATAACATAAGTAGGCATCATCATCATACATAGCATCGCCACAATCATGGCAATTTCTCAAATCATAATAGCTGTCATTGAGTGAATCTACTAGATTGTCATATGGACATTGATTAATAAATCTTTGTACCATAGTTGCTGACCAACCATTTGGTAGTTGACTATCGTCTAACACATTTCTAATTTGCTCATTAGATAAGTTAAAGACAGGTTGTCGTATAAATTGTAGTAAAGTCATAAAAGACTCCTGTTAGATTGTGAGTTATAATTCTAGCCTAGACAATAACATCATAAGCCATAATGAAAGTACTTTAACAAGTTTGGAATTTGTTGTTTCCATCTCATTACTGTTAGTGTTAAAGCTAGAATTACCTCACATAATTTAAGCCAAGTATTAAACCACATAATACTTGATAATACCCTATAAACTAATATAGGATATTGTCAAACATTATTTGTCAAAGTTATCCACAGCCTTCTCAAGTATAATATCTTCGTAGTTATTTTCAGATAATAATTCTTGGTGTTGCTCTTGAAAGTCTAGCACCCAATCTGTAAATGATTGAGTGCTTTTAGTATCTTTTATTTTAACCATTGTGCTAAACCTCTGTTGATTTCTAATTGCTCAGAATATGTGAGTGCGTCTTGCTCAATGAAATCTTCGTCTAGTAATTCAATATCTAATTTATCAATCATATCTTCATCAAATATTGGATTGAATATTCTGTAATCATTCATATTTACCTCGCTTTAGCTGTTATGTTGTTAAAATCTCTTGAAAGCTCACAAGCCTTCTGAAACATTCTTGGTGAAAATCTGTAATTATCTTCATTGAATAAACTTGAAAATTCATTAATCAAGTTTTGTTTTGTTAAACTTTCACAATTATTCGCTGTAAGTTTACCAATAATTCGAGCGACTTTCTCATAATCTTTTTTAGTCATAAGATACCTCTATCTTTTTGTTAAGCCAAGTTATACAATATAATTATGGCTGAATTATGACAGGGTTTATTTCCCTGTCATCATCTTTAATATCGCCTTTTCTCTTTTGGTTAGTCGCTTTTTATTAGCTAACATTGTGACCGCATTGTCACTTTTTACTTGTACCGACCTAGCAATAAATTGCTGTCTTGAAGTCGGGTTAGTCGCATACTTCATTACTAGTTTTGAACTAGTGTCATTATTTTGGTACTCATTCAAAACGCTGTTATATATAGGGCTTTTGCCTATAGGTAGCATTTTTTGAGTGAATACGCTGTTTGAGTTACGATACATAAGCATCACCTCGTCAAGCCATTCAAAACCTAAATATCAAGAAGGGATAGCTAGGTTTACAGCAAGGGCTTTTTATCTTGCTATGGTTATAGGATAGAATATAAATGTGGCATAAATAAGGCAAGTATTATGCTAAGATTGCATAGCTAATATGTCGAAAACGCATAGCCAAACGAGGTTGGAAGGGCTTTGTTGCATAAATACAACAAACATAATTCTGACACAATTCAAATGTGTCAAAAATAAGGCGTTGCTTGGGGGTGGGGTTGCTCGGTCAGAGGGGGCAGGGGAAAAAATCTACACACATACATACATACATATACACCTCAAAAAATTTTAGCAAATTTTAGACTTTTTTTTAAGTCGAGAGGGGTAGCGCTTTTTAGTGTGTGATGTGTGTGGTATGCGCTTTGAACCCCTCTCATTACAGGAGATGTACACCGCAATGCGATATACACTCACATTATAACCTAGCCCCCCTTGTATTACAACACCTTTTCATGTATAATTTAATCTATGGCAAAAGGCGATACATTAACCGCACAACAAGAGCAGTTCTGCTTAGAGTTTATAAAAGATCTCAACGCAGTTCGTGCTGCCATACGTGCTGGATACGGAGAACAACATGCAAAGAAAAATGCTTGGCAAATCATACGGAATCCTGCTGTGGCTGAGAGAATCTCAGAACTCAAGGCCGACCAAACAAAGCGTACTAAAATTGAAGCGGATGATATATTACGCCGCCTAGTACGTATTGCTGAAAAAACTGAGCAGGAAGGCGATTACAACGCGGCTATCCGCTCCCTTGAATTACTTGGTAAACACCAGGCTATGTGGACTGAAAAGAACATCACCGAGATGACTGTAGAGAATGCTTTTGCATCTGGCAACTCTGATGAAGATATAGAAAGAGATGTAGAAAGACTCAAGAAAATTGCAGCACCAAAATTAAAACTCGTAGAAGGGAAGTAAATACTATGTCAGTAGAAGGATATGAAGCGCAAATCAAAGCGTTATTAGCAAATAAAGATAAGTTAACTAAAGAAAAAACTGAAGACGGTAGAAGTAAATATGCCGTTCAAATGAATAAATTAAAGAAAAGAATGAAAGCTGATGGAGCTTCATTTAAAAAAGCATTAAGTTCTGTAAAGAAACAAGAACGTGAAGGCACATTTGATAGAGGTGCTGAAGGTAAAGCTAAAAACAAACTTCGTAAGAAGATGGCTGCTGAACCAAAAACTCAATTAACTAAAGGTGTTCATAAAGGTTCAAGAACAGATAGAATTTTAGAAAAAGGTTCTAAAGGTATAAAAAATCCTTCAGGAACATATGATCCAATAAAAACAAGTGAAGGTGAGGTAGATTTATCATTGGCTTTATCTGGAGAAACACCTGCTGAAACAATGAAAAGAAAAAATAAAATGACTAAAGCTAAAATAGCAAAGAGTAGATAGTGTCAAAGTTATACAACGAATACATAGCACCCAAGCTTGACAAAGCTGCAGAAAAAATACCTGGGTATAAAAAAGTAAAAAAGATTATACCCAAAGGTTTAAAATTAAACGTAGGTAAAAACAAAATTGGTATTTCATACAGTAAAAAGTTTTAATGCCAACCATACAAATCACAGGAGATACAAATATGGTACTAAACCCACAACTAAACTTATACGATCCCGATAATCCACCAGAAGATTTACATTCACAATTAGTGATATGGGGAAAAACAGTATATGTCTGTAACAGTAGAAGATAGAAACGCCGCCTCAAGACTAGCTGTTAAACAAGCAAGAGATGACTTGTTAGCATTTGTAATGCTAATGAATCCCTCATTTAGTATTGGCCCACACCATAGAGTTCTATGCGATGAACTCATGAAGATAGCCAACAATGAAAATGACAGGCTCATGGTCTTTGTTGCGCCGCGTTCTAGTAAATCACTTATAACATCAACATACTTTCCAGCATGGGCTCTAGGTAAGAATCCATATTGGCAAGAGATTGCAGTATCACACAGTGATGACTTAGCCACAAGGTTCGGCCGCGCTATTCGTGATATAATAAACACACCCCAGTACAAAGCTATATTCCCTCAAACAAACATTCGTAAAGATAATAGAGCAGCAAACAGTTGGAGTCTACAACATAAAGGAAAAGATGCAGGCTCATTCCTAGCAGCTGGTTCTGGATCAGGTATTGCTGGTTTTGGTGCCCATCTTGCTATTATAGATGACCCAATATCAGAGCAAGACGCATTTTCTAAGACTAGAAGAGAGAGTTTAAACGAGTGGTATGCCTCTGGTTTACGTACAAGGCTCATGCCTGGTGGTAAAATAGTTATAGTTATGACAAGATGGCATGAAAGAGATCTTTCTGGCCACCTATTAGCCATGGAAGACAGCTCACCTATGTCAGATAAGTGGGAAGTAGTACGCATACCGGCCCTAAATACTACAGAATCTTTAGAAAAACTCGAAGAAGCACGAAAAAAACTTGTAAAACAAGGATATTTGTCGCAAAATTATACTAATTTAGAGCTTGGGGAGTCATTTTGGCCAGAAGCAGACGTAGAAAACGGATTTTGTTGGTCAACTGAAGAGATAATACGTACAAAAAACAATACGCCCCCCTTTAAATTCGATGCACTCTATGGACAAGCACCTTCTGCGGAAGAAGGTAATATAATTAAGCTAGATTGGTGGCAAAACTGGGATAATCCCAGCCCCCCTGATTGCGAATATATCATACAATCATGGGATACAGCATTTTCTACAAGAAGTACAGCCGATTATAGTGCTGTAACCACATGGGGAGTATTTAGTTCTGGTTTAGAAGTTCCAAATCTTATATTATTAGGAGCTGAGAAAGGTAGATGGGATTTTCCTACGCTTAGAGAAAAAGCAGTATCTAAATACCACGAACACAATCCAGATTCTGTATTAATCGAGAAAAAAGCATCAGGTCAATCTTTAATACAAGACTTGCGTTTGACAGGTATTCCTATATTTGAGTTTCAACCAGATAGAGACAAGGTTGCGCGGGCTTATGCAATATCTTCTTTATTTCACAATGGTAGAATCTATGCACCATTTAAAAAAGATTGGGCTATGGAAGTAATAGATGAGATCAGAGCATTTCCTACAGGACTTCATGATGACTTAGTAGATACAGTAACACAAGCTCTGTTGTGGATGAGAAATGGTGGTTATGTATCAAACACAGCTGACACATTCCTTGACAAAAGAGAGAAAGAGATCTATAATAGAGAATCTAGACGTTACTATTAGGGGATATAAATGGCAATAGAAAAAAGAATACAATTGGAAGACGACGCGATATCAGCAGAAATACCAACTTCTGAAGATATTACGGCTATGGAAGATGGCGGTGCGCAAGTTACATTAACAGATCAAACAGAAATAGACGAAGCCGATGCAATGGGTCTTCTTGATGAAGAACCAATGATGGATACAGAACATGATGCTAACTTAGCAGATGTTATGGAAGACGCAGAAGTGCAAGCAGTTGCACAAGAGTTATTAGAAGGTTTTGATAGAGATAAACAATCACGAGAAGAATATGATGAGATAGCAGAAGATGGTATTAATCTTTTAGGATTACAATATGATGATTCAGCTGGTTCATTTCCAGGCTCATCAGGAGTTACACATCCGGTATTAGCTCAAGCAGTTGTAAAGTTTCAAGCAAAAGCATATAAAGAATTATTTCCAACAGAAGGCCCTGTGCGTACTGTAATAATGGGAACTCAAACTCAAGAAAAATTAGATCAATCAAATCGTGTACGTCAATTTTTAAATTGGCAAACACAAACACAAATGCCTGAGTATGGGCCTGAGTTAGATAAGATGTTATTTCATGTAGCATTATATGGTACATCATTTAATAAAACTTATTTTAATCCAGCCTTGCAAAGACCAGTTACAGAATTTATAAAAGCACAAGATTTTTATGTAGACTATTATGCATCTGATTTAGAAACAGCAGAACGTTATACTCACAAATATTTAATATCTAAAAACGAAATAAAGAAAATGCAATTAGCAGGAGTATTTAGGGATGTAGATGTAGATGTAGATTATACTATTGACCAAACATCAGCTGATGAATTATCAGATGAAACTGTTGGTTCAAGCAAACCTGGTGAGAATGATGATTATGCAAGTATCTTAGAGATGCATGTTAATATAGATTTACCAGGATTTGAAGACCCAGATGGTATTAAACTGCCATACATAGTACATATGACTGAAGATGGTGAAGTACTTGCTATTAGAAGAAACTATGATGCAGAAGATATGATGCGTAAAAAGAAAATGTATTTTACACATTATACAATGATTCCTGGATTAGGATTTTACGGATATGGTTACATTCATCTTATTGGTGGATTAACCAAAACAGCTACTTCCTCCATGCGTCAATTAATTGATGCAGGAACCTTTGCGAACTTGCCAGGTGGATTCAAGGCACACGGTTTACGTGTCCTTGCCCCTGACGAGCCTATTGCACCAGGTGAATTTAGAGAGGTAAACGCTCCAGCGGGTGACTTAGGAAAATCATTACAGATACTTCCATTTAAAGAACCATCATCTACATTATTTAATTTAATGGATTATGCTTCTAAACTCGCATCGCAATTTGCAGACTCTACTGATAACGTAGTAGAAAATGCAACAAACTATGGGCCAGTCGGAACGACTATGGCTCTACTTGAACAGTCTTCAAAGCTGTTCAGCGCTGTGCACAAGCGGTTACATGCCGCACAAACAAAAAACCTGCGAATACTTACACGTCTAGATTATGAATATCTTCCCGATTTATATCCATATGAAGTCGCAGGTGGTGCACAGCAAGTATTTAAAAAAGATTTTAATTTAAAATCAATTGATGTTATTCCAGTATCAGATCCAAACATGCCTACAGAAGCACACAGGATTGCAAAAATAAATGCTATTATGTCAATAGCACAACAAAATCCTGCAGCTTATAACATGGAACAAATTGGTATGGAACTATTTTCTGCAATGGGAATAAGTGAACCACAACGTTATTTAAAACAACAACAGCAACCATTTAGTGCAGACCCAATATCTGAAAACATGGCGGCGCTTAAGGGGGCACCTCTTCAAGCAAAACCAGAACAAAATCATGATGCTCATATTATTACACATGGTACGTTTATGCAGAATCCTTCATTTGAAAGTCCAGCAGTTCAACAACTTCTAGTCTCTCATATGCAAGATCACTTAGCTATGAAGTATCAACAACAAATGGCTCAGATGATTCAAGATCCACAAGCGCAACAAATGATTATGGCTGGTCAACAGCTTCCACCTGAAATGGAAAATCAAATTGCATTGATGGCCGCGGATGCTTCAGATAAAGTTTTACAATTTGATGAAGAGAAAACTAAAATTATGAATGGTGAAAAGAAAGATTCATCACAAGAACAATTAGAAATTCAAAGGCAAGACTTAGCATTGCGTGCTAAAAAATTAATGGACGATATGAAAATGCATCAAGACAAAATGGATTTACAAGAATCTAAAATAATGATTGATGATGAAAACAAAGATGAAGATCGTAAATTGAAAGAAGCACAGATGGCAATGGACTCAGCAGAAAAATTAACATCTAATGTAGATAGCATTATCAGTACAACTATAGGAAGGCAATAATGGGATTTTTTAGTTTATTAAAATTAGGAGGAAGAATAGCACTCAAAACTCCTGCAGGAAAAAAAGCTGCAAAAAGTGTATTTAACAGAATTAAAATGAAAGATGCTAAAAAACTTATTTTAGAACCTGCCAAGAAAGCAACTAAAAAGAAAGTTAAAAAGAATTTACAACCTGTCAAAGATTTAGGCAAAGGCACAGCTACAGGAACAGTAGTTTCTAGTGGAGTTAATGCCAGAAAAAATAAAAAGAAATGAAACAAAAAATAAAAACAGTTAAAAAAGTAATTAAAGGTTTAAAGAAAGCATCTAAGTCACATGCTAAACAAGCTAAAGTTTTACAGGGGGTAATTAAAAATGGCAGTAAAAAAGTCAAAAAGTACAGTAAATAAGGCTGGTAATTATACCAAGCCTGGTATGAGAAAAAAGATCTTTAATCGTATTAAAGCTCAGGCTTCTCATGGGACTGGTGCGGGGCAATGGAGTGCGAGAAAAGCGCAAGCATTAGCTAAAGCATATAAAAAAGCTGGAGGAGGATACAAATCATGATAAGTAACATAAAAGATAAAATTATGCATTATTGGTCAGATCATAAAATTGGTATGGCAGTAATTGCAGTTGTTATTATTATAGTCGCTATTTGGTAATGGCACTAGCTAAAAGTCAACAAAGTCTCAAGTCGTGGGGTAAACAAAAATGGCAAACGAAGTCTGGCAAGAAATCAAGCGTTACTGGGGAAAGATACCTCCCCAAGAAAGCGATAGACAGTCTAACGTCTGCGGAGTATGCGGCCACGACAAGAGCAAAGCGAAAAGGAACAAAAAAGGGCAAACAGCATGTGAAACAGCCGAAGTCCGTTGCAAAGAAAACAAGAGCGTATAGAACATGAGAAAAGAACATAAAAGTAAAACTGGTGGTCTAACTGCAGCAGGCAGAAAGTATTTTAAAAACAAAGAAGGTGCTAACTTAAAAGCTCCTGTACCTAAAGGTAAGAATCCTAGAAGAGTTTCATTTGCCGCGAGATTTGCAGGCATGAAAGGCCCTATGAAAGATGAGAAGGGTCGTCCAACCC